CGAACGATTTCCTGAACTCTTTTGCCTGTTCTAAATTCGATTTCATTGGAGAGGTAGTGGATTGCTTTGGAGAGATCTTCGATGTCGTCATATTTATGGTCTGCTCTGCAGATGTATTTGATTGCATTTCCTAAATGGAAGTTAAGTTCTTGGTCTCTTATGAAGTCCCAAACTTGTATAGACCCACGCTTGTAATAGGTAGGTCCATTGTCATTGGTGGTGTCAGTCATTAATGGTGTAATCGGAATCAGGGTTCCATAAGATTGGCTCTCTTCTTTCGAAGTCATAATCTTCTGCTGTCAGAATTTTTGCTAATCGTGCATTCTCTAATGCATCTTTTTCTGTTAAACCTTTAGCCTCATATTCTTCTACTAAAGTCTTCCAACTCCAACCTTTCTCCTCAAAGAATTTTGTGGCACGTTTTATGCCTACCCCTGGAATTCCTGAATAGCCATCAGTGTTGTCTCCAGAAGCCGATTGTAAAAGATGCCATTTAGCTCCATCAGTTTTATTGATGAGTGTGCTTTCTTCTAGGTTGAATAGCATTCCTGGAATCTGTTTCATATCTTTGTCAGGTGAGACAATGACATTTCCAGGATTTTGTGTGGCATAAATTCCGAGGCTGTCGTCTGCCTCTAGCCAAGGCATGGTTATAACTTTAAACTCAGTCTTGAGTTTTCCTATAACACGTTTATATCCGCAAGGTTTCTTTCGTTGACGATTTCCTTTGTAGGTAGGAACAATATCCTTACGAAAATTACAGCTATCGCTGAAGAAAAGAATCATCTCGGAAAAGGCTCCGAACTTCTCTGATATCCGATCAAGATCTCTTTTTACGCAAGAGTAAGCTTCTGAAAATAATGAGGTAACTAATATAACGTCGTTACCAAAATCAATTTCTCCTTCTGCAGCTGCACAGCATTTGTAAACAGTGTAGTCTGCGTCTATTAATAGTTTCATAAATTTAGTGGACCTCACTCCAGTTAGCTCCTGATTTTGCGTCAGCTGCTATTGGTATTCTGAGGTTGTAGTATTCACCAGCTTGAACAGCAGATAATTCAAGTAAGAACTTGAGATCATCTACATCTTCTTGTTTACATTCATATTGAAGTTCATCATGTATGAATGCTAGTTGGTGAGCACTGGGTGGTAAGTTTTCATGTGCTATTAGCATTTGCCGCTTTGCGACAACTCCTGCTGAGCACTGCAGCAAGTAATTCAATGCCTTGTGAGTACTATCTACGAGGATTTTTCTCCCGTCGATAGCCATGATCGAGCCTGAAGAAGACCGCTTCTTAACAGCCGATAGCAACTCTGATAATCCAGGGATGGCTTTGATGAAGGCATCTCGAATTTCTTTTCCTTTAGTTGCTGCCTTATCTGGTGATAGTTGTTTGTCATAGCTAAGACCTATACGAGTTGCGGACGCCCCATAAAGAAAGGCGTAGCTGACTGTCTTGACTTGTCGCCTAGAAATGCCTATCTTGTCGGCGTTGACTTGGTGTATATCTCCGTTAAGGAGGATGTCTGCATATCTACCACCGTCATATCTGGCGAGGTAATGTGCGAGCATCCTGAGTTCAATGCCAGCAAGGTCACAGCCGCACATAACCATTCGTGGCGTGGCGGTAAATAGTTTTCTAAATCTTTCATCTGAGGGCGTTTGAGCAAGGTTGGGCTTGCGGTGGCTAGCTCGGTGAGTAACACATCCGACTGAGCAGTGGTGATGGATACGGTTAGACGTCGTACATAGCTGTAGCCATGCGTTCTTTCCGTTCGATATCATTCCAAGCTGCTTCTTGAGTTCCAGACATCTCAGAAAAGACAGGGCTATATCCGTCCCAATTTCCTTTAGGATGATCTCGTCTACTACGGGCTTCCCGTTGGAGCTTATTGATGAGGGCTTCCAGCCATAATGTGTTTGCAGAATCCATGCAATATGGTCTCTAGATGTTGGGTTAAGTTCTTTTAGTCTCTGTATTTCGCATCCTTCAACGTATCCTTGTGTCCTGTTATTTCGCTTAGGAGTGAACAACGTTCCTGCAACGAAAGTGTGTTGTCCTCGAAGTACTGAAGTAAGCTGTTCCATCTCTTTTCGGAGAGATGATTCAAGTTCGTAAGCTTTTCGTTCATCAAAATGCCATCCATGTATTTCTTGTTCTGTAAGTATTTGAGCGACTGAATGCTCTAGCGAGACCCAGTCAGGTAGGGGTGAAAGTGGTCGCATAATTTCTTTGTAACTTCAACGTCTTGAGCACAGTAATCTTCCATCTCTTGGCTCCATGCACTCCAGTCGGTATCCTTTCCAAACTCTCCCTTATATTCATTAAGCCTATACCCGTAGCTTTCAAGTGAATGGCGGCCATAAAGTTGTAATGGCATATGTCTCCACTTGTGTTTTCTATCTATATCTAAGATATCGGGGTGATAAAGACGTGATAAAAGAAGAGTATCGACAATACGAGCACTGGGAGTGAAATAGTTATATAGTTTGCCAAGCACTGCAAGGTCATAATTGATAATGTTATGACCAACAAGCGTGTCAGCAACAAGTAGTCTATTAACACCTTCAGAGATGGAATATTTATTGTTCTTTTCATCGTTGTATGTTTCGATTTCGTCAGTCGTAGAGTCGTATATTGCGAGGCAATGAATACGTGTCACATCGTTCAGCAGACCATTGGTTTCAAGGTCAAAGACGATTGTCATTTCTTCTGCCACGTATAGGTCTTATCTTTAAACTGAGCTTTCTTTTTTGCCTCCTCGCTAGGTGGCTTAGGTTTATTCAATTGTTGTTCTTCCTTAGCGTGTTTGTACCAAGGGTGTTCGTATTCACTTTCTTCAAAAATCCGTGGTTTCGCTGGTCCCACGTAGAAAGGATGGTTCCGTAACATCATTCTCACTAAATCTGCACTTGGATAGGTCATACGTTAAATTTGCTGCTATTCCTGTTTCGCCTGAATAACGATTTTTAAGGACTCTAAGAGTCGTATTACTTCGTTCCTCTTCGCTTTGTTGGTCTCGTTCCAAAGCGATGACTGCATCGCTGATTTGAGAAATACTATGAGACCCTCGTAACATAGAGAGGGATACACGTCCTCCTTCTTCTGAAGACTTTCTGTCATTACCTGATCTCCTTAAATGACTAACTAAGAAAAGAGTTATACCTGTACGTTCCACAAGACTACGAAGTTTAGTCATAGTCTGATCTATCATTCGCCTCTCATCTCCATCGAGTCCGCTGAGCAAAATACTAAGATGATCCAAGAAGACAATCTTACATTCAAGTCCTGTAGCTAAGTACTCAATACGGTTATAAACGACGTCGGGATCGAACGACCCGAAGCCATCAAACATATATAGGTTCCAATTAGCAATTGTTTGATTGAATGCATCTGTAAGCTCCTGCTCACCATGCTCTCCAATATGTAATGGGACGCCTACAGCTGTAGACATCAAGCCTAATGCTGTTTGTCTATTACTTGCCTCAAGGTCCAAGAATCCAACCCGTTCCCCTTTGTTGAGCAAGTGAGTTGCAATTTCACGGGTGATGGTTGATTTTCCTTGACCAGTGCCGCTAGTAAATGTAACAAGCGATCCGTACCGTATCCCTCGTAATTTCTTATTAAGTCCTTCGTATGGATAGTCATGGTCTGATTCTTTCTGTGGGGTGGTTACTTCTTTAAGTAGACTTTTAGCATCTACAATTCCGTCAGGTTGATATGGCTTTGCATCCCATATCGCTCGTCTTATCGCTTCCGAGTCATTCGCTTGTAAAGCTTCTGAAGCGTCCTTATAGGATTCGCATCTGGCAATTTTGACCTTCCCAGGTGGTAGTACTGATGCAGCATCTTCCGCTGCTTTTCTGCCAGCCTCATCTCCATCAAAGAAGAGAACAATTTCTTCATAGCCTTGAAATAATGGTATCTGTTTTTGTATATCCTTTCTGGCTCCAGCTGCTCCATGAGGGAGGCTGACATGCGGCCAGCCAGTCATAGCTTCATAGCCACTAGCAGCGTCTAGTTCACCTTCATAAACAATGATCCGTTTACCGCTACTAGGAAATAAATGCTGACCAAAGAGAGTATCAGTACTGTTCCCTTCATAATAAAAATCCTTTTGTTTGGTCTTTATCTTTGCTCCCTGAAGTATTCCGTCGTTCGTGAAATAATGGAAGCGTAGAAGTTCTCCGTCTCTAAATATTTTGTAGAACTGATTGGTTTTTTCTGATATACCTCGTTTATGCAGCCTTTGGGCTGATCCTTTGAGTTGTACATTTGTAGTCATTTGATGAG